TCTATACTATTATATAGACAAAATGACAATATATAATGGCTGTAATGGGTCTTTAAATTTAATTTATAAAGGTTTGCTTGTTAGTTCTTTTGCATTAACTAAAAAGAAAACTTTTGAAAGATATGAATATCAAGGTGAGTACTTAATACTTCAATCCATGAGAGGAAATAAAAATATAAAACAAATCATATATACTTTAACTTATTTTTGTAATATGATTTATAATAGAAAATTAAATAAACAACCTATAAGAAGAAGCGATCATGAATTTTTTTTATCTTCTTTATTTGGTTTAATGAAATTAAAAATAATTGATAATGATGAAACTAATGGATATTTAATTATGCCTAATATGATTGGTAAAAAAAAGTTTATTTAATTTCCTTTTGATAAAATTGTCCTAACTTATAACACCCATACTCAAAAACTAAAATTCCTATTGTTAAATATCGATAATCAATATTCATTATATTATATATTAGATTTTATTTCTTCAATATCTACTCCTATATAATTTCTTTTTAATAACTTACATCTTTCTCCAACTATTGTATTATGACATGTCATATCTAATACAGTATCATCTTCATTACTATAAGTTTTAATAAAGTAATCTATCATTTCATCACATCTTGTAATACCATTACCTTTTCCTTTTCTTATAGGATATTCTAATAATGTTGTAGGATGTCTTCCTTTGTGTCCTTCTTCTTTAAGTATTACATTATCTTTAGTTACTCCTTGTTCTCCCCAATATGCATTTTGTCCTCCGTACTTAACATTTCTTTTAGGGTGAAATTCATTCCCTACCATTTGTGGATTATATGTTCCTCTTTTTTTATAATAAATAAATATTTCCTCCATTATTCTTAATGGTTGATATTTTGCTGTTAAAAATCCCGTGCTATTATTCTTTAACCAATTATAATTATATTTTGGTTTTTCATACTTTAATAATTCATAACTAAAAGGTATTGCTGAATGTAATGCTATAATTCCATTAGGTTTTAAAATTCTCCACATCTCTCTAAACAATTCATCCCATCTTAAAGTACTATCCCACTTTGCTTTTGTTTGTCCGTTGAATGGTGGATCAGTATATATAAAATCTATACTATTGTCTTCTAATGTTTTTATAACATTATGAATATCCCCTTGAATATATTTTATCATTATATTATACTTAATATTTTTTTTAAAGTAATTCTTCTAAAGGTTTGATATATTTTTGTAATATATCTATACAATCATCATACTCATCTATACCTCTATCATTTCTTCCCCTTTTACAAATAGTATATTCACTACTTCTATGTTCCCAGCCATATATCCCGTCTTGACATCTCCACAAATAAAATACTCTTAAATGAGGACACTTCTTTAAAATCTCATCACCCTTAATTAATTTATTTTCTCCAAAAAATAATGTTGGGTATTTGTCATGTTGTATTCTTCTACTTTTAATCTCAATAAAATATTCTTCATTATATTTATCAAACTCATAATATTTTCCCATTTCGGGATTTAACTTTGACTTAAACAAAGTTCCAAAATGTTCTTCTAATATAGAATGTATTTCATTTTCACTTTTGAATCCATAACTTAAATCTTTTCTTTGTTTTTTATAATCCATTATTATACTATATTATATATTTTTTTTTGGAGAAAACGAACAAATGAAAAATGTCTGAGATAAATCTCAAAAATAATTTGTCTCAGCACACACCCTCCAAGTAGTTTTTTTTTTCGCATTTACCCCAGACAATTTTAATCAAAAGTTACTAATATTGGATTTTCTTTTGTTGCTCTTCGTACTTTTAATTTATAGATTATTTGTTGTTTAATAATCTTATTATTGTTTAATTCATCTTGAACTTCTTTAGTTATTATTGGATTTACATGATTTTTACAACAAGGGCTTCTATTATAAAATATACATGCTCTCCTCACACTTGGTAGATCACCCCACCTACAAATAAACAATACATCATTATATGGTTCTTCATTTTCCATATATGTTGCTCCATCGAATATATAATCATTCTTTCCCCACTTAATAATCTTTTTCGCCTTAAACATTATCTCGTTTTTTAAATTTGTATTTGGTCTTTGTTTTGGTGATACATTCTTTAAATACTCTTTTAATTCAGTACAATTTTTAATATAATCATCATACTTAAAATCTTTGATATAAAAATCTATATTATTCACTATGTCACTTTTTGTAAGTTCTTCATCTATAATAACTCCGTGCTTCTTAAACAAATTGACAATATCTCGTTTTGAATGTGATTTATCTATTAACATTTTTTATATATTATATATTATTTTTTTTTTATAATATATACTTAAACGATGCCTTACAAAACTGGTTCTATGAAAGGAGAATTGACAACTGCCGAAATACGCAAACTTATAAAAGCACATAATGTTTTAGTATCTATTAAAATCCCAAAGGGTGCTTCAAGAGAAGATATAATTAATATTGTTGCGAAGAATGGTTATGAAGTTAATCATGAAAAACAAGCATTAGTTCCAAGGGTTGAAATGCAGACAAAGAAAACAATTACTTTAGAAAAAGCAAAAGAAATTACAAAAACTAAACCCTTAACTGAAGAAGAAAAGAAAAAGAAACAACAAGCAAAACAAAAGAAAGAAGGACAAAAAGCATTTCTTAAAACTGTTATACCTAAACCTCCTCCCGTATCTAAACCTTCTAAAAGTGTTAAGGTTGGACCGCCACCGAAACAACAATCTAAAAAAGAAGATGAAGTAAGACCAGCAAGAAAAGCAGCCCCACCAATACCAAAAGCAAAAGATTTTGTAAAAATTGGTGCTAAACCAAAGGGACAAAGAATAGATACAAATGCGCCGAGAAATGTTGGTAAAGTAGATACTACTAAACCTAAAAAAACAAAAGAAGAAAAACTTGCTAATCGCAAAAAACTTGAAGATATTGAAAGTAGAATAACTAATTTAAAAAGAGTTAAAAAGGTTGGATTACTTGTAGATGCTATAAATCAATTTAATCAAATGGAAGTTGGGAAATCACTTAAAAAACCATTAAGAACTTCGAATGAAACTAAATCTAAACTTATTGATAAAATTGTTGCTTATGATATTGATAAAGTAATTGATATTGATATACCAGAAAAAGTTGAAAGAAAAAAAATGACTGAAGAAGAAAAACAAGAAAAGAAAAAACAAAAACAAGAAGAATCTAAAATACAAAGAGAAAAAGAAAAACCTTTTAAAGGATTAAGAACATTTATAAATACATTATACACTAAGTATAATAAACTACTAAGAGAAAATGAATATAAAGATGTAAAAGCATTATTAAAGAAAATGCAGAATGAGTTTGATGAAGCAGTTGAAAAACTTGAAGAAGATGCAGATGAAAAAGATATTGAACTTGATGATGATATATATAATGAATTAGAAGATGTATTAGGAAAATTTAAAAATCAATTAAAGGATATCGCTGAAAGAGGATTGAAAGGTGAATTTACTGCCGAGTTCAAAAAGGCACAAAAAGAACAAGCAAGAAAAGAAAGAGATAGTAGATAATTATTCATCATCTTGTTCCTTTTTAGGTTTCTTAACATATACCGATTGCTGGACTGCTACACTATTACCCATCATTTTCGCATCCGCTTCCATCTCATCTTTAACTTTGGAATATTTACCACTCAAATATATTTTTCTTAAAAGGGTTGTCGAAATCGATTTTCCCATATATGCTTGACTATACTTTAATAAGGTCTTACTTAATTCTATTCTTGTTAATGGTTTACCAGTTGAGGTTTTAAATAAAACTCCCATTCCATTCATCTTCAAATAATATCTTAATATCTTTCTTAAATTTGGATCTTCAATTGGTAAATCCAATTCTTCATATTTTTTTGAGGTTTTGTACTTATTTAATACAAAATATATTTGTCCCTTTGCTGGTACAACTAAATAATTATTTTCTTTCTTTTCAGTATCACTTAATTTATTATATGCTGCTTGATTAATAGCCATCATACCAGCAACATCATTTCTAAAAGGCATTCTCGCATATATATTAAATAAAGTATATGCTTGAAGTAATTGCATTTCTTTTTTTGTAATATCATCTTTGGTTTTCTTTTTGATTGGTTTTAAATCTTCCCCCATTTTATTTATCATCTCAAATACTTCTTCCGTTGTTGCAAAGTTCTTACTTTGTTTATCACTTATAACACCACTCTTTTGTTCTTCTTTATATTTATCATTCATATCATCTCTTAACTTTCCATATTTTTCAAGTAACTCATCATATTTTTCGTCATGATTCAAAGCCATTAAAAGTACTATAATCGCATTCAACATATTTCTTTGAGATAAATAATGTAATTCACTTATTTTTTTCATAACTTCATCGGGATCTTTTAAGAAATCATAATTGTTAGTATCGAATAATTTTTTTAATTTATTAAGGTTAATCACATATTGTTTTACTGTATTTGTTTTTATTTTGGGTCGTGATTTTTGTATTTCCTCAATTGGATTTTTACTTTCTATTGTCATATTTATAATATAATAATAGATTATTTTTAAAATAAAATAACGAAAAAAAATAAGAAACGGGTTTATTCTAAAAATATTAAAAAAATGTCTGGGGTAATTGTCAAAAAATATTTGTCTCAACACCTCCCTCTCAACTACTTTTTTTTTGCAACTCTATCCCAGACATTTTTTTCACATTCTATATTTTGTAAATCAATTAAATCTAAAATCATATCTTTTTATTTTCTTTATTTCTTCTTCTTGTAAATCAACATATTTTAATATTTCTCTTTGTGTTCTCAATAGATTATTGACGAGTGATATTAGTTCATCATTTAATTTATCTTCTATTTTTTCTTTTTTCTCTTTCTTTAAACAATCTTTAAAAATCGCCCAATAATACAACATCTTATATATCTACTTTAGAAAATATTTTTAATTAAATTTACGCGAAATAACAATTAAACTGTCCTCCTTCAATTGTTGCAATCTTTACAAGTTCAAGATACACACGAAGCGTGTATGTTTGGGCGGGTAATCCCGCTGCCTTATAAACAAGATCCATACCCTTATTGTTGACACGCTGTCCCTTGTTGGGCTGAATTGCAGTCCATCTCATATTACCACCAAGACCAACAATACCTCCCGACTGCTCGTGTCCTTCAAAGGTTTCAGTAGTCAGTACTGGAACTGCGGATGACTGGTATTCGTCTCTAACAACCATAGGAACTTTACCCTCCGCATGTTGAGTAGTATGGAATAGTAAAGCGGGATTGCTTCTATCAACATTAAACTCATACAAATCATTATATAATAGATTAATTGCGAGTGTTTGTCCGTGCGGTACATCCTTTGTAGCAACACCATTTAATAGAGATACGGGTGTGAAATTAGAGTTTCTACCTAATCCAAAAAATACTTTGGAAACAAGACGACCATTACCACCAATTGGGAATGTAAGGTCGGTGAATGCTGCTTGGTCACCCGTCCTCTTCGCAAGTCGGTAATCGAAATACTGGAAAGTTAATTTTGGATTTTGCTGTGCGTATTTCTGCATTATTTCACCATCATAGGTAATACTATCATAAATAAGTTTTACTTCATCTTGATTAATCAAATATTCAACTTGGGTATTTGCGGGAGTTCCACCATCCGTAGCATTAATACACATACGGCGGGATAGACCAGCAGCAGCAAGGCTTTCAGTAGCGGGAGTAAAAGTAATATCTATGTGGACTTCTTCATTCAACATAAACATAGGGAGTTGATTGGTTTTAAGGAATGGGAAAAGGTCACTTAAATAAACCGAATATACTGGGGCATCTGCGATTGACTGTGCGGATGTTCCGTCGTGGTGCATCCATGGTAAAAGTTCAAAAGCACCAGCACCACCAGCAGCGGGAACTACTGGATTGCGTCCAACATCTAATCCAACCTTTTTAGCAGAGTTAGGTGGTTTGTCAGTTGTATCAGCAGTTCTATCATCATATACGGGCTGGTGAGATATACACCTCTGCGACAAATACTGCTCTCTCTCCTTATTGTCCTCATTTGAAACAAATAGGGACTGATACTGGTGGAAAGCCCAATAATCATCAACAGAGCATACCATCTTATTACCAATCAAAAGTTGTGCCGACTGAACTAAATTAGAAATACCAATATTAAGTGGGTAATATGCCGAAGTCGTAGTTAAAGGAGTTACAGCAAGAGTAATTTTAGAGTTAGAATGTAAAAAACCAGCGACCCTTTGTAAAGTAAATCGAACTCTATTTTGCGAGAATGTTACGGGGTCAATCACATCCGTATGAAGCATTTGTCCGTAAGAAGAAGGTATAGCGCCAATTTTTATTAGATCCGGTA